GGGTATTAGAGAATTTCTCGGTGAGGTCCAGATCATAGATGACGAGATAGCACAGCCCTGGCCTACCTGAAACGTTCCCAACGCCCCTATCTGCCTGCATGCGTGGGTCGGGTTCCTGATCGTCGCGCCCGTCGTAAAATTTCCACGATAGCGCCTGCGTCAGATTGCTGGCGATGATCGAATCAAGGTCGTTCGACCCGGCGTCATAAAATATCGTGGTGCCGATCCGGATTTTTCGGACGCCGATTATTGCGCGCTCTGTGCATTGCGCCAGGGCCACCGCGAAAGTAACCGAATAGGTGTAAGTGGTCGACGTAGATTTCGATCCCCCGCCCTTGCCTCCGGTTTTCTTGGTGTTCTTGTGTTCGACGTATTGATCACCTTCGACCCAAATCACGCAGCCGGCTGTCTCCATCGTCCCGTAAAATCGCGGGAGCTTGAATCCATAGGTGTACCCCTGTACCTTTCGGTCTTCTAGGCGAGGGCCGATGGTGTGCGGGCCTTTCGGCGGGTCGATATAACCACCGATTGCGCCGCCGATGGCCGCTCCTAGGGCTACGTAAGACAGGCCGCCGGTCCAGAACCCGACGACTGCGCCAACGACTGTCCCGATTACCTGACCGGTGGTGCTCATTCGACGACACCCACAAAGCGGTACACACGGACGATGCGCGACCGCCAGTAATCAGTCAGCCCGTGCTCCACGACTTTCCCGCTTTTCTCGAATGCGTGAATGATGGTTTCTCCGGCATGAATGGCGATGTGTTGCGGGTCGCCGGCAAATCGCATCAGCAGCAAATCTCCCGGAGCCATATCGGCGAGGGCAACGCGGACCAACCCAGGCTGATTCTCCAAGCCGGATTCAAGCAAACCGTGCGACGGTTCGCGGGAATATCCTGACTTGTCTATATAGGGGATTTCTGCGGCATCGCAGATATAAGCTGCGACTCCAATACAATCCAGCCCGCGCCCGGCTTGCCGTCCCTGATGCCGGAATGGCGTTCCAAGCGTTTCGCGGGCGAGACTGATGATTCGGGCGGCATCCATCAAACGCCACCGATTTTCATGTAGACTGAGCCGGTAGGCACGTACAGATCAGCCTTCATCCGACGCACGTTTCCGTATTTCTGGCAATCCACCAGACGACGGCGGCAGCCTGGCGTCATCGTGTAATTGATTCCGGCAGTCAGCGGATAAAACGGCGCGTCTGATAGCGTCAGGGTGCCATCTGCGGCATGCGCGTCCACGCGAATTGGTGCCAGCCCGACGTTGGCCCCAGAGGTGAAAATAATGGTTCCAGCGCCGAAGTAATCAGCCACTTCCGCCCGCGACGAATCACGAATCACCAGCGATGAGGTGACGCTGGTCAGCGTCCCATTGACGGTAATCGCCGAAAGATCGACATGGCACCCGCCATACTCCTGCCCACCGAACACGTTGCGGCAAATCGGGGAGACAACATCGCCCGCTGTCTGGCTTAACAAGTCCAGCAGCGCCATTTCTTCGATTCGGTATTTATCGTCCTCAATCGTCGTCTTGCCGAGGATTGACTTGACTACCTCTTCTTCGTTTTCAACCGGATTCAGAAAATCCGTTAAAAACAGAAATGCGTTGGCTCCGTCGAAAACACCTGAAGCGACTGCCTCGCGGGTGACTCCCGCGAATCCAATTATCCCTTCCAGATCCACAACCGACGCAGCGAAACCTGTTTCGGCAGAGTATGACGACGCATCCATTCCAGCCGACGATTGATAGACGGCGCCATTGCTCATTTTCAGGTCAAACGGGTAGCGCGTCAGTCGTATCGTCAACCCGCTGGCGCACTCGATTCGCAGGCAATAAACACGGGTAGAGTACGGAGCTACGGTCGATTTCATGGGTTAAGCAATTCGATCAGTTCGACGCCGTCGACGGGACGGAAGCCGGGGTAATCCTGCCCAACCGGCAGCGTCGAGTTGAAGCGTACCGGGTAGTCGAATTCGTAGCCCGCCGTGACTGATTCGCCTGCCTGCGGGCGCGCGTGAACGACTCCGCCGCTCGTGTAGGTGCTGAATGCCGACGAGTTGATGGCGACGGTGATATGGGTGGCGTCCGTCCCGGTAATGAGCGCCCGTAATCCGTTGATCTGTGTCATTCCGTTGACGCCACTGATCTGCACAGACATCCCCGTTACGAATGAGTGCGCTCCGATGGTCAGGACAGCGGATGCGCTCTGGCCAATGCTGGTGATTGTCCCGGCGATGTCGGCAGCGAAGGTGACGATGCCTGTAGTGGTGTCAACCGACCAGTCAGCAGAGCGAATCGCCGTGGACCCGATGCCGACCAGCACGGTGCCTGAGACTGGCTTTTTGATCTGGCGAAATGCGTAACCGGTGGCGCCCGCGGTCTTGTCGGTGCCGTAGATTTTCGCCAGTTGATAGACGCCAGTCGATACCAGAATCATCGACTGATCGAATGCAGTGGGCGTTCCCTTCGCGCCGTTGCTGCTCCACTCGTCGAAACAGCGGGCGCGGAATCCGGCAAATTTTCCGTGGGCGCGGTAGTAGATTCCGAGAAGAGCCGAATATGTTGTCGCGCTGTCCAACATATAGCTGATGTCGAATTTTCGCACCGGGTACGGGTGGCGAAGCGCACGGTATTCCAGCCCGCCCGACGACGCCACGATATCGACGGCGAACTCATCAACAAGGCTTGATCCGTAACGAATCAGATCATTGATGCGCTCTTCGAGAAAATCGGCTGACATTACGAATACCTCTGAGAGCCGGACACCAGACCAAGCACCGAGCGCGCGCCGGTTGCGGCAGCCCGCCTGACTTCTGCCTTGTCTGCGTTCGCGCCAACGGTGATATTCTGAGTGATATTCATGCCATTGTTCCCGCCCTGCATGGCTACCGGAATGCGGCGGCCATCGGGGAGCGGGACATACGCTTCTGGCGTGCGGCCCTCGCCGAACATCGCGAGCTGTGGCCGGTTGGCAACGCCACCGCCTGCGTAGGTGTTCAGCGGCAAACGCCCGGCGCTGGTCATGATGCCGCCATTGGCGAACAGCCCGGTATCGAAAATAGAAGAAAAGTCGAGTGCGGAAGACGCCGAGGACGTTGACGATGCCCCGAAAATTTTCCCAAGCCAGCCGCCCAGATTTCCAGTTTTGTCCATATCGCCAAACAGCAGCTTTCCAAGCTGCGCCGCCGCCGCTTGGGCGATCATCTTCTGCACCATCTCGCCGAATGACTGAGCAATCGACTTCATGCCCTTCTGCGTCGGGTCGATGAAAAAGTTGGCCATCGCATCCTGCATATTCTGGGCGGCCTTCTTGGCGAATTCGCCCATGGCGTCGCCTTCCTTGCTCATCGTGTCGAGCAATTCCTGATGCTGCTGCTCGCTGATTTCCTTGTTCGCCAGCGCCCTGTCATACGCTGCCCGCTTGGCCTCGTCGCGGGCGGCCTGGGCGCTTTTCGTCATTGACAGATCGCGGGCTAGGTCACGGGACTCGATGGCTGATGAGAGCTTGTTGCGGATGGCTAATTCTTCCTCAAGCACCGCAATCTGATCAGCAGTCGCACCGCGCGAACTGGCTAGGGCGATGGCTTCCTCTAGGCGCGAGGCTGTCATTGCAGCAATAGCGGCCTCAGTCAATCCTGCTGTGTCGGCTTCGGTTTTCAACGCCTGAATGCGATCATTGATGGCAACGGTTTGCTGGCGCGTGGCCTCAACCTGCTTCTCGACGCCGGCGTCGAATTCTTTCTGTTGTGCACGGGCGCGGTAGACCTCCCAGTAGGCATCAGCAACGCTCTTTTGCGCGCCGGTCATATTGATCGCGCCGCTCGCCACGTCGGCCTGGTATTTCGCGTACTCCTTCTCTGCCTGCGTCAGCTTTCCAACCGAGTCGATAGCGGCCTGCTCAACGGTTATTTTCTCGTTGAGCATCTGGATAATCCTTGTGTAGTCGTCTATCTTGGTGCTTCCTGATCCTTTTGCGTTACGCGGGTCTGGGGCAGCGGTGAACCCGGACGCGCTTTTCGTTCCGCCCTCACTGCCGTAAAAACTTGCTTCCAGCGATTTCAACGCCTTATTTTGGATGTCTTTCGGGAAGCTGGCGTATGCCTTTTTGACGGCTTCCACCTGTGCCCAATGCTCGCGCAGTGCGTCTGTCTGGACTTGCAGCTTTTGCGAAAACATCGGCTTGTTCGCCAGCGCGTCCATGTCCTCGCGATATGATTTTGCCACACCATTGAATTGGCTTAAACTGCCGTTTGCCAAGGCTCCAATCTGCGCAGCGGCGGCTCCAAAGGTTATTCCCACGCCTTTGATGACACGGGCGACGCCATCAAATGCGTCGATAACGAATCCGGCCACCTGCGTCGCCTGTATTCCCCATTCTCGGATAGAACCATCTGCGGCAAGGTCTTTTCCTGCCTGGATCATGCCATTAGTTTCGTTCTTGGCGCCGATAAGCGCACGAACGAATGTATCGAAAGCAGGGGCCAGCTCAAGCGCTACCGTCTTGTAAAGCGCCTCCTTGGTTGCCGTCAGGCGCCGCAGGTCTTCCTCGTAATTCTTTGCAGCGATCGCCTGCGCTTCGGTTGTCTTGACAACCAAGTCACCAGACTGCGCCAAGTCCTTCATGAAGGCCAGCATCTCGGCGCCGCTCTTTCCGAACAGAGCCATTGCGATTGCAACTTTTCCCGTTCCGTCCTCAAGTTCGTCCATCTTGTCAGCAACAAGCTTGAGGTTTTCAGCGCTATCTTTGCCACGCAAATTATTCAGCGTCAGCCCGAGAAATTCCAGCGCCTTTCCAGTTCCCTTGGCGTCATCGTCGGAAGCGTGCAAGCCTTTCGACAACTTGTTCATGGCGGCTGTAACAAGCCCCATGTCTGTGGCTGTTACCTTGGCGACAGCGCCAAGCCCAGATAGATTCTCGACGCTGGCCCCGGTCTTGTCGCTCAGTTCCTTGAGCTGCGACGCCGACGCAATGATCGAGTCGAATTTATCTTTGAGCGTCGACAGGGCGAGGCCGGAACCAATTCCGGCAAGGGCAAGGCCAACGCCTTTGAATGCGCTCGTGAGCGATGCGCCGGTACTGCTGGCGAGCGTCGCCACACGCCGCATCTCGGATTCAAACTGGCTGGCGTTGGCGGTGATCTTGACGCTTGTGGTGTTATCGGCCATTGTCAGCTCTCCTGTTCCGCCTGAAAGTCGCGAATCGCTACCAGGCGGTGAATCATTAGATCAATATCATAGACGCCAAAAACGTCGCACGCCGTCTCCAGCCCTGCCCAATCAAGGCCGCCGAGAGTGTTCCATACACGGATTGCCAGGCCGGTGCCGGTGTCCGGGGTAGCTGGCCTGAGCTGCGGCGGTAGCTGCTGCTGCTCAAGCCAGCTCCTCAGTTTTTTTGCGCGTCCGCCCGCGCCGCCAGATGGGATTCGTAAGATTTCATGAACCCATCCAGCAACGGCGGCAGCAGGTCGATTCGGTCTGATAGCCAGTCGGCACAGGCCACGGCATCGAACGGCAGCGGGTGCGGGTCTCCGCCTGGAATGAGGTCGATTTCCTTGACGCCTTCCCATCCGACGATATAGGCCAGCACGGTTCGCGCCGTGCTTTTACCTGACTCGACCAACTCCAGCCACTCGACATCCGTAGGACGGCGCAGCGTGAAGGTGAACCCGCCCGTCTCGACCTGGAATTCCCGCGCGCGGCGCAGTTTGTCGACCAGAGCCATCAGGACGCAAAGTAGGTTGGGCTGCCGCTCATCGTGATGACTGCCTTGGTCGTCACCAGTTGCTGCGCCGATCCACCCGGAAGCAGGTTGGCGCCAACGTAGCCAGTGAACACCATGATCTGGCCGCCGGTGCCGAACGTGAATTTGAAGGCGCGCTTCGCTTGGGCGTCGTAGGCTGCTTTCATGGCGATCAGGCCGGCATCAGACACGTCCCAGATGTTATCCATATCGAACGTCGCCGCATCCGGCAGGCCGGGAATCTGCGACTTTTGATTCATATGAATTGTCGTCGTGTCGATCATTGCAAAGTTACCGCCCGAACTCGTCAGCGTGGTTGCCGACGTGACCGATGTGCCAAATGTGATCTTCTGCGCGGTGCCGCTGGAGAAGGTGTCGTAGTTGGTGGTGTCTTCGCTTTCGAGCGTGAACACGGAACCAGATGCTGACGTGATGCGGAAAACGCGGTCGTTGACCTGCCACATTCCCTGCACTGCCAGCACGACGAAATCGCCGTTAGACAGGCCGTGTGCAGAAGACGTGGTGACGACGCCGCCGACTGCTTTGGTCAGGCTGTTGATTGTGAGGGATGCGCCGAGCGCAGACTGCATTGCGACGGCGACTTGTGACCATTTGCGGGCGGATGCCATTGTATTGCTCCTTTCGTGATTGCTACAAAATAGTGCCAGGCACGCTTGATGCAGTGCGATAGGTCACGCGGTAAACTAATTCGATACGGCCGGCTGGCTTTTCCAACATTTCGTCAAAACCAACGTTGATAGCAACGAGTTCGGCCCAGTATTCGGCTGACATTGCTACCTCAACCTCTGCGGCGATTGTGTCCAGCGTGTCGTCGAGGTTGGCGGTAGCCTTGGCCAAACCAATTACGCTCACCGATAGCACGCGCTCGTAAATGTCGCCGATGGTGCCAGGGTTGATCTCTTCGTCGTTCGTGGTGACCAACAGGAGCGGAAGCGTTTCCTGCGGGACCATGCGCGACTGGAATACCCGCGTTCCGCAGGTTGTCAGGCCGGTGACGCGGGCGGCAAGTGCTTCGCGGATTTGCTGGCGGGCGTGGGACACTTAGACCGCATCCAGCGTCAATAGCACATCGCCGGCCTCGCTATCGGCCTGCGCACGGGTAACGGTGTAGCTGGTACTGCCGACCAGTACCGGGTCTCCGTTGACAACTCCCGCCGCGTCTTGCGCTGTCAGGCGCAGCATCGGCGACACGC